GGAGAGCTTCAGCAAGGTACTTAGGAGGCCCCACAAGCCACGCAAAGTAGTCTGGACTAGGGAGGATATCACCTGCTTCCTAAACGTGGCTTATAGCTCGTTTAATACCCGTTCTGTGGGGTTGATAGTTCAGATGGCATACGAGTGGTGTCAGAGGCTAGGGGATATGTCCAATCTTAAGTGGACTAACTACAACTTTGATACTAAAGTATTATCATTGGAGCAGTCAAAGCGTAGGGCTAGGGTAGAGTTACCTACAACAGAGGAGTTACATGAGATGCTAGTGCAGCAGAAGCATGAAGTAGGCACAGATTACATAGCTCCTCAATGTCACAGGGATAGGATACATAACAAGCCTTACGATAAGTTCCAATTAGCACTAGCGGCAAGAAGAGTTATACGTAAGGCAGGGTTACCTGAAGAGCTACAGATTATGGATATGAGAAGGACAGGTACGATGGAGATGGTTGATGCAGGTGTTCCATTACCACAAATCATGTCTGTAACTGGTCATGTAAGTCCTGGTTCAGTAACCCCTTACATGAAGAATACATTGACAAGTGCTAAAAATGCTGCTAAGCTTCGCTTCACCAACACGGACAGTGTACATTTAAGTGATTAGTTATATGTATTTATTAATAATAATATTAATATATTAATAAAGATTATTTAAATGATTAATATAAAAGACTATGTATCTAATTTAGATTTATATATAGGTCAAACATATAGAAGTACATGTCCAGTGTGCAGTAGAAAGAATACATTTACAGTGACCAATGACAACGGTACACTTATATGGAATTGTTATGCTAATAGTTGTACATTGAGGGGAAAGTTAGGTGTAGGTTTACGTATAGAAGATATACGTAGGCTGATGGATAAAGCCAATGCACCTAACGATGAAGTACCTTTTGTGCTACCTGAATGGATCGTTAAAGAACATGAACACATTCAAACATTTCGTAGGCAGAACTGTATCCATGAATCCGTGGAACTACGCTTCGATGTCAGAGACAGTCGAATTGTATTTACAATCATGGACAAGGATAAGATGGTTGATGCTTGTGGAAGACATTATTCCCCAGAGGGGGCGGGAAGGATCTTTAATTCATCATCTGTTCACCGTACCCCGAAGTGGAAAAGGTATGGCAATTCTCGCAGAGCGTACACTTGTGGAGAAGGTTCAACAATTATCCTTGTTGAGGACTGTATCTCAGCTACCCAAGCATTGCACTTTCAATGCACAGGTTTCGCTATCATGGGGACAGCGCTACTTAGGGAACACATCGAGCAACTACAAGGTTACTCACGTGTCCTAGTGGCACTTGACCCTGATGCAATGGCTAAGACTGTTGCATACACCAGAGAACTCAAGTCACATGGTATTGACGCATATGCATTGAAGCTGTATGATGACTTGAAATATCGCCAACCACAGGACATGCAACGTGTCCGCTCATTGATTGAGAAATTAAATGGAACATGCCTTACTGAAGAGTCTCCTTGATAAGTCTTTCTATGACGATACTAGGGGAGCTAAGTGCCCAGATAAGATCTTTAGCAAGGATCTACGCAAGATAAAACAACTCATTGACAAAGCCATGGAAGAGTACCAACGGGACATAACCCCAGAGGAACTAGAGGCTTTGTACTTCACCGAGAATCCAACACTTACAACGGCACAGAAACATGCCATGCATCTTGAGTTTAAAAAGATACATGGAAGTTCTGTCATGGGTGCAGATGTAGCACAGAAAATAATCAGTAACCTGTTCAGGCAACTAGTAGGTGAGGAGGTAGCTAACCTAGGATTCCAGTATGTGAATGGTGAGCAGAGCACCATGGAACCACTGAGGCATATCCTTAATAGTTACCAAGATGATTTCACCCCACAGATACGAGTTAATTATGTAGACAATAGCATTGATAACCTGTTGGACAAGGCAGCTAGCAATACCAAGTGGAGATTCAACATACCTTCATTGTTTAATTCAGTACAAGGGTTAGACAATGGAATGCTGTTTGTGATAGGTGCTAGATCTAATGTAGGTAAGTCAAGCTTTCACAGTACCTTATGTGCTTCACCTCATGGGTGGGCATCACAGGGGGCACGTATCTTGATTCTATGTAATGAGGAGAAGCCAGAGCGAGTGGCTAGCAGGTACATGACAGCAGCTACAGGTATGACCATGACACAGATAGCTGCTGACAAGGCACAGGCACACAGGCTTTATGACCCTATAAAAGATAATATAAAGTTCGTAGATGCTACGGGTAAGACCATGAGATGGGCAGAGTCAGTGATCAAGACACACAAGCCTGACATTGTAGTGCTTGACATTGGATCTAAGTTCGCTGAAGATGGGGCATCTACTCAAGATCCTGCAGTACTTAAAGCCAATGCAGTGTATGCAAGAAACATTGGGAAGATGTATGGTTGTCTTGTAGTTTATTGCACACAGTTATCTGCTGAGGCTGAAGGTAAGATCGTTCTATCTCAAGCCATGATTGAAGGCAGTAAGACAGGACTTGCAGGAGAGAGTGACCTAATGATTTTAATTGCACGTAATCCTCCATTGCAGGACTCTACAGATGGTGATGATGGACAGAGACACCTGAATATTGTAAAGAATAAGATCAATGGTATACACCGAATCATCCATGCTGAGTTTGATTATTCCACTGGAGTGTACTTCTCATGAATAAAAGTATTGAAAATCAGGCAAGGTGGTATGCAATCAAGGTATTGCTAGGATATCTAGTGCCTATTGTATTGTTTGGTATCTTTGCCTACATAGATGCAAAGCTACTTTTGATAGCCCTAACTGCAGTGTTTGTAGGATTTATATGTGCAGGTATTTATCGTGATTACTACAATGAGAAGCTAGAGGAGTTGAAGAGTGAACACAAGGGTCAAAGATCATGAGATTTAAATACCACACTAAAAAACCTGATCGTGATAGGCTATGGGGCATGAGTCCTAGCCAATTCAAAACCATGTTAAAGCTTCGTGGGTTTAGTGTTGACCGTGACTTCTTTAAGATAGGTGCCATGGCTAAGAAAGGTAATCGTCTCTATAGGTTTCGTTACTGGGCATACCCTGATTTCTTTGTAGATATTAGCTGTCCACTAAATGAGTTTGATCGGTGGGCCAATAGTGTTGATAGTACTATTAACTTCTATAACTTCGTAGAGAACCACTTTAGAGGTGAAGAATGAACGAACGAATTAAAGAACTTGCTGAACAAAACGGCTTTATTCACAACTGGCAACCGCCTGGGGAACAGTATGACAAACTACAGACTCTTGAAAAGTTCGCCGAGTTAATTATCAGGGAATGTTGTCAATATCTGAATAGTGAGGCGGAAAGATTGTATGCCTTGAGTGCATCTGAACATCGCCCTAACTTTAAAGAAGATTTTGAGATATGTGCTGAGAAGTGTTATGATAACATTCAAGGCATTAAAGAACATTTCGGAGTTGAAGAATGAACGAACGAATTAAAGAACTTATCAAACAGGCTACTGAACATGATTATACTACTTGGGATTCGTATAATCAAAAAGAATTAGTTTATTACAAATTCAATCAAGAAAAGTTTGCCGAGTTGATTGTTAGAGAATGTATTTCCGAACTGGAAAAAATAAAAAGGTCAGGAGTTCCAATGCCTATTCAGGGCGGGTTGAACCTTGGAGTGGTTTCATTAAAAGAACATTTCGGAGTTGAAGAATGAACGAACGAATTAAAGAACTTGCTAAGAAATCTGCTGTGTGGTTTGTTACACCACGTGAGGATTTGCTTGAAGATTTCGCCGAGTTGATTGTTCAGGAATGTATCCAAGTTGTTGATGGCATGGCCGACCCTGAAGAAGATAGCGACCGATATGTTTGGGCTTTACACAATGCCAGCGAGAAGATCCGAGAACATTTTGGAGTTGAAGAATGAACAGGTTAGAAATTCTTAAAGAAGTATATGGTGAGTGTGAATGGTCTGAATCGGCATTAACACATCTTATAAAAGTTATGGAACTTACCGCTAAAGAATGCATAGACAAGATTTAAACCTATCGTATCCCTGTAGGTAACAGTCGATCCGGTGAGCTTGCATGTGAGTGGACTTACAATGCATTGAAAGAAATTAGAGATGACATCAAGGAAACTTTTGGAGTTAAATGATGAGCACAAGTAACGCAAGCACTATCCCTAACTTTGAAGGACCGACCGCTAAAGGCCCTTTTGAAATCAAGGACCCCTGGAAGCACCGATCTGCTGGGATGCGTTGTCAGACCTGCATGTGGTACGTCCCCAAGGCGGGAGCGCCTGTCTCCACTGAGAAGGGGTCGTTTGGTCGGTGTCGCAGACATGCACCCACGATGGGTGGCTTCCCCGCCGTCTTTGGCATGGACTGGTGTGGCGACCACCGGTTGGATGAGGGTAAATTATGAGCGAAAACAAAAACGCAAAGACACCAGCAGACGGGCCTGTGGCATGGAGTTGCCAGTGTGGCAGGCCTTATACGGTTACCTGTATTTCAAGCAAACCACAAAAGAAGGAATGGGTTGGGCTGACGGATGAGGAGATACACGATATGAACGGGTACGAGGAAGATCGGAGAATGTACCGATTTGCCCGAGCTATTGAAGCCAAGCTAAAGGAGAAAAATCATGGATAGAGAAGCTATGAAACAACCCGAAGCCTTGCATCTGGCTGATGCTTTGGATGACGAGTTCACGCAAGGCAGAATCAGTAACTACAACGGGCGCAAAGTCGCCGTCGAACTGCGCCGGTTGCATGAGGTCAATCAGGATCTGCTGAAGGCGTTGCACGAAGCACTGGAAACAGAGCAAGAGCCTGCGGCTTGGATGGTTTACACGCAAGACGGGCAGTCCGTTTATGTAACTGACAATCCTACTGAAATTCAAGAAAACCAACGAGCTTTGCCAATGTACACCACCCCACCACAGCGCAAGCCGCTGACAAACGGGGAGATTTACACAGCCTACATTACTGCAACCAATCAGACGCTACGAGCACAAGATGAACGACTTGCCTTTGCTTTTGCCAGAGCCATTGAAGCCGCACACGGCATTAAGGAGAAATGGTGAGGGCTTTGATGTGAGCATAAACAATCGTGTTGTTAGTTTTACTTTGGGGCAATGGGAATGCCTACAAGTATTAGTAAACTATAAGGGCTGATATGAACGAACGAATTAAACTACTTGCTGAACAGGCCGGGATGTACATTGTTGATGATGAATTTTCAACTTATGGAAAGTTCGCCGAGTTGATTGTGAGGGAATGTGTCTGTCTCGTGTTAAATGGCAAGCACGATGAAGAAAAGTTTGACCTCACAAACGAATTCCATCAAGGGTGGAATGTCGCATTGGATGGAACAGCAACAGGCATTAAAGAACATTTCGGAGTTGAATAACCCTTGAGGTTGACAGGCTATTCAAACGGTGCTGTACTATGGTTACAGTGAACAACAAGGAGCAAGAGATGAAAGAGAAACAATTCTACAAAAGATTCAACGAAGACTTCCATGTTCTCTATGACAACCGCTACATCAGTGTCCTATTGTCCGATAATGATCTAGGCTGTCCCATGTGCTATCTTGGGGGGTGCGATGACTGGGAACTAAGTTACACTGCACAGGACGCAGAGGACAAGTTTAACGCTCTGCTAGAAATCAACGGAGAAGTATCCTTTGAGCAAATCCTTGCTCTAGGATTCACCCAATACGGTTAGGAATTGCCATGCTGAAAGCGAGGGATCAATGAGCAGAGAAGCTATGCAGATGGCGCTTGAGGCGCTGGAGGATTCAAACGATGTGGCTCGCATGGAATTTGGTGACGAAGATTACTACTCGGAAGCGATTAACGCCTTGCGCCAAGCACTGGAGACAGAGCAAGAGCCGGTAGCGTGGATGTGTTCGGATTTCAATCTAATGCACCGGGGGTATTCAAGATTCTCACCAACTCGGCAAGGAGAATGGAACATACCGGTTTACACCGCACCACCAAAGCGTGAATGGGTTGGGCTGACGGATGAGGAGATACAAGATTTAGGTTATCTGTCCGAAAAGTTTGATGCAAGTAATTCAGAGTGGTTTGATCGATGGGGATTTGCCCGAGCCATTGAAGCCAAGCTAAAGGAGAAGAACAAGTGGTAGATATCGTAATAGGACTACGACTGAAAGAACCAAGTTAAAGGAGAAAAACGCATGACGGAAGAACTTGGACCGTGGTGTAACGGCGAAGCATGGTGCCTGGAATGCCATAATGAGTGGGTTGCAATCTGGCCACTTGGTGCTGAGTCACTAGAGTGTCCAGACTGTGGCAGCACAGACACGGATAGGGTACAGGAAACCCCACACAAGAGGAAAAAAGAAGAACGGCATGTGGTATCACGAGCCTATGAAGCATGGAGAGAATCCGAATCCTATCAAGTACCTATGACACCTGCAGGTGTGGAAGCTGCTAACGCTAGGATGAGAGCATTTGTAAAAGGATTTGAAGCGGGTGTACGTGCAGCTGCTAACATGCTTGAAGCAAAGCACACAGAGGAAAAACACACAACCACCAAGTTACACAACTACTATCTGGTATCATCCAGACTAGTGAGGGAGTTGTATAAAGATGATTACGACACTGGACGTTGAGAACACAGTCACTGTACGAGATGGAAAGAAACACTTAGATCCATTCGAGAAAGGTAATACTTTAGTCATGGTAGGTATCAAGCACCTTGACCAAGAACCACAAGTCTATACTTTCGATCATTCGGAAGTGCAGGTAAATGTAGATAAGTACCGACATAATGTACAGGAAGCTCTCAACAAAACTACCCTACTCATAGGTCACAATATCTCTCACGATCTACTGTGGCTCTGGGAGTGTGGGTTTAAGTACACAGGTAAAGTATTCGACACAATGTTAGGTGAATACATCTTACTACGTGGTATAACTAACCCCCTTGACTTGGGATCAGTGGCAATGAGACACAATTCCCCTGTCCAGAAACAGGATGTCATCAAAGATTATCTCAAACGTGGTATCTCAGTACGAGATATCCCCCATGCAACACTCTCAGAATATCTATGCCATGATCTAGGTGCTACTGAATGGGTCTACAAATCCATCCAGAACAAGCTACAGCAGCCTGAGTATGCAGGGCTAGTGGGTACTATCGATCTCACTAACGAAGTCACTGTAGTGCTTGCTAGGATGTATCAGGCAGGGTTCAAGGTAGACATGGAAGCACTGGAACAAGTAAGACACCAGTTCATTACCGAGAAATCTGAGATTGAGAAGTATTTAAATGATCAGGTGCATAAGCTTATGGGCGATACACCGATCAATCTCAATAGCCCTGAGCAATTATCGTGGGTAGTTTATAGTAGGAAACCATTGGACAAGTCTAGGTGGGTATCAGCTATCACACCTTATATGTCCGATACAGATTTCAAAGCAGCAGTGAAACAGAACTTCTCTACCCTGTATAAAACAAAAGCTATACAGTGCAGTGAGTGTTCTGGTATAGGGTCTATCTATAAGGTTAAGAAAGATGGTTCCGCATTCAAAAGGGCTACGAAATGCAATGCATGTAATGGCTCAGGCTTTATCTATGAGCAGACGAAAGATGTCGCAGGACTTAAATTCACAG